CAAAAGCACTTCCACTAAATACTGCTTTACCATCTCCCATTCCCCAACCTGTACCAAAAGTCCAATCTTGCCCAACCTCTTTTACTGATACGTTGTCTATTGAAAAAGTATCCGTACCATTTGCATAGATAACTAAGTTTTCAGATGATGCATCTGCTTGTGCATAGTATGTATAATTACCTTCAGAAAGATGTGTTTGATTTACTCTAACAGAACCAAAATCAACTATGTTTAAATTTGAACCTGTACTAGATAAAACATCAAAATTTATTTTATATATACTTCCTGAAGTTGTTGTAATTGATTGAAGTATGTATTGATAACCTGTACCACTACCATCATAAGAAGCATTACCATTTGCTATAGACCATCCTGTTTGTTTTGTCCAACCTGTATCTGTTGCAAAGTCGCCATTAGTTACTAACTCTGAACCTATCTGACTAAAATCTCCATTAGTTACTTCTTCTACACCCTCTTGTGCAAAATTCCCGTTTGCAATTCTGTTTGGGCTATAATAGGTGTTATACATACGAGTAATCTCATCTTGTGTGAGTTCTCTATCGTAAACTGCAAACTCATCTATCTGTCCATTAAAATAAGAACCACCTGAAACTTGACTACCACCTATAGTTAATGATTCTGTGTAAGCATCATATCCTGTAATATTTACTGCATTAGTTTGTGTTTGTAAAACCCCATCTATATAAAGTTTACAATTACCAATAGTTGTAGCATCTGCATATACTACCCAATGATGCCATTCCCCATCATCTTGTGCAGTAACATCTTGCCAATAAACATATGTATTACTACTAAAACCTAATAATGGTTTATCTGATAAATAATTTAAACTAAAACTCCCTTCAGTTAAAGCACCATGTCCAAAAACAGTATTAGAACCTGATTCACTTGTTTTACACCAAAAAGAATAAGTAGTATTTTGTAGTACAGTATCTGCACCATCAGTAATAATCCTATCATCTACTCCATCAAAGTCAATAGAATACTTATTTACAAACTTGTAAATAGGTTGAGTTGTTAAACTTAATTTGTTTGCTAATGCTAACATATTATTCTACATATCCGATAGCCAATCCACTCGTAAGAGTTATAGCCGTAACGTTCATAAAAAGAGTTGTACCAGCAGGTATCGTAGTAACTAAGTTACTCTCTCCTGTACAATCTGCTACAGTTATACTAGATATTACACTTTCTAAAACAAAATAAACTGCATAATAATCTTTGCCTGTTTGTGCAGTAGTTGTAAATACTTCTACAGTACCTTTTCCTAACTGCTCTCTTAATAATTCGTTATTATTTTCTATTACCATAATTTTTTATTTATTATTAACTAACGTATATGTAATTTGTACCACTTGGTTCAGGATGCTCTGTATATTGTACTTCTTCTTCTCCTGATGCTTCTGATACTAATAATTTTCCTTTCTCTACTAGCCCTTGTACTATACCTTTATCTGCTGCTGGTGGTGTTAGTACATCATTCTCATTTATTGGTGCAAATCCTGCTGACAAAGTAGCAACATCTTGCCAACTAACCTCGTATATCTCATAAGTCCAATAGCCATTTGGAGTAAAATCTACTGTGCCTGTATAAACATCATTAGTTCCATGATTCATAGCTACTAATGTGTATCTATCATTTACTGTTTGGCTTTGTCCATAGCCATATACAACACTTTTAGACATATTATTGGTAAATTTAAACAAATATCTTATTTTAGAACTTGGTACGCTTGTATCTATTCTCTTCTCTTCTGTTGTTACATAAAACCTACCTTGTTGTCCGTATTGTATATGTATCATACTATATAATAGAAAAAAGTCGTTTTTGTTTGATAAAAAAAAGAGCTACCGAAGTAGCCCTTTAAGAAATATGAAAAACAATGATTAAGAAGTTACTATTGTTTGGTAAGTAAATCCTGCATTATCTAATGGAGTAGTAGTATAATCTTCAACAGTTAACATTGGGTTTCTTTCCATACCATCGAAAGTCCATGTATAACCGTTCATATCCCCAAACGCTGCACCAGTTGCATTAGTACCTGCATTTAGTTCCATACCATTTTCTAATCCTAAAGCTAATAATACATTATTACCAGTAGCAGTTATTATTTCATTTAATTCCAAAAATATAACTAATCTATTAGAAGCTAATAATTTAATTTGATTTTGGTCTTCTTTTGTTAATTTGTGTAGCATTATTTCAACTGATGGAGTATAAAATACTGTACCATTCTCGCTAGAGCCTGTAATAGTTTCTGTACAAGAAGCAGTACCCCTCTTTAAAGTGTATTTATATATGTCATCAGAAGCACCCATTGTAAATGTTACTAACGAACCTACATCAGTACTTGTACCTTCAGCATAAGCAGTAACTTCATCAAACTGTGCGAAATAAATTGCCTTTATCCCACCTACTGTATCTCTACAAGTTATATTTCTTCCTTTTGTTAAATTACAAGACATATTATTTATTTTTAAAGTTAAGGAAGTAGCCGAAGCTACTCCCTTTTAATCAGTTATTATGATTGGTTTACAATATCAGAACCAACACCAACCTGAACACCACCTGAGAACTTAGCAACTACTCTTAAGTTATCTGAGCCGTCAAGGTCAGTCATATCTAGGGTACGGATGTTTGTATTATCTGAAAGCAAGTCTGTTCCGAAGAAAAGATTTGATTTTTCAGCAGCTACCATTACGTTATCTGCCATACCTGGACATGGTTGGATATTGATACCTTCAAATACAGGCTTGTAGTCTCCTGTCATGTTGTAAGCATTTAAGTATCCTAATGTAGAAATTGCAGAAATGTAGAATCTGTAAGTTTTCCAGTTCATGTAGATACTTAAGTCATCTCTTCCGTATACATTAGAAGGAATGTCAGCTACTAAAGTTTGTAGGTTCTCTATAATGTTTGCCTCTGTATAAGCAGCCGTAGCCGTTGAAGCTACAACTGTACCATCTACTGCAAAAGCACCTGTAGTAGCAGTTTGGAATCCTTCAAATTGTCCTGCCGTTGCATCAGCACCTTGCCAAATAGAACCTTCTACTGCATCTGCAATAATTTCTCCAAAGTAAGATAATACATACTGGTCAAAAGTAGGTGCATTTCTATTGAAAGCCCCTGCTCTCATTTCTTCTGCCTCCCATCCTGATAGTAAAGTTTTTTTACAAAGGTCAACATTAATTTGTAGATTCTTAGGAGTTAATACTTTCTCTGTAAGTGCTAAAGTACCTGCATCAGTGAAATCACACGTCGCATCGGCTACTAAAGAACTCCCAGCCATTTTCCTTATATTTTCTTTATATTTCACGTTTTCTAAGACAGTTAATCCTTCTAAAGATTTTGCCTCTTTTAAAGCAGCCGAAATATATTGTCCGAATGCTTTACCTGAATAATTTGATGTTACTGTAAAAGCCATTTTTTTATTTATTTAGTTAAGTTATATAATATTCTTTCTCTTTTAGTCATTTTAGAAATATCGTTAGATGATAACTCTCTCCCTAAAGCACTAAACTTATTAATATCTACAGGGTTTGCAGCAGGTTCATTTGATAACTCTACTACTTGTGCAGATAGTTTTTCTTTTTCTGAAGATAATTCTTCATTTGCTGACTTAAGCTCTGCTATTTCAGATTTTAAAGATTCAATCTCTGTATTAACACTGCTCATTAAATCAACAACTATAGATTTAACCTCATCCATTAAAGCTACTTTGTCAAATTCTACTGCTTCAGTTTCTTCAACTTCTTCAATAGTATCTTCTGTAGTATCTTCGTTCATTTCTTCCTTAGAAGCCTCTTCAGTTACTTCTTCAGCAACTTCTTCTTCTACTTCATCTTCGTATAATTCAGCAACAACGCCTTCAACTTCAACGCTGAAGCCTTGCCCATCCTCTGTACGATATTGACCTACAGGAAGTAACATAGTTGTTCCATCTTCAGTAAGAACTGATACATCCACTCCTGCTTCTAATGAGTCAGCAGTAGAAACTATTATAGTACCATCTTCTAATTTTGCCTGAAATTCAAGGCTAACACTTTCTTCTTGAGTTTCAAGACCAAGTGCTACTAGTATTTGTTGTTTTAAATCCATTTGTCTTTTTTTTATATAATAGAATTAATTATTATTTGTTTGATTTTGTAAAATCTCATTTAAAGCAGAAAGTATCTCTTCATTTGTAGGTTGCTTTTGCATTTTCTCAAATTTATTGACAAAATAGCCTTCAATACTTAATCCTTTAAGTTCTCCTTCTTTAATTTTTACCCACATATCATCATTTTCTATTTTCATCTTAACAAACCAAGTTCCATCAGGTAAATCAAAGCCATATAATTTTGACTTATCCATATCTCCTTCTTTAATCCAACTTTCTACTGTTAAAACACCTGATACTCTATCTTCGTGTTGATATGTAGCTTTATGATGATTATTGTGCTTTAAATATAACTCACTAGCCTGTCTTACTGTTTCTTTCGAAAAATATACATAATAATCCGAATCAGTATTAGCGTCATATCTAAATATTTGTTTATTTGGTATTAAAGCAGGGCTTACTAGCATTCTTTTTTCCTCATCTATCTTAGCTAGTGTTAAATTATTCTTTTCTTTTCCGAAAAAAACAAAATCCTGCTCTATTGCAGGGCTAGTAACTAAGCTAATAGCGTCTATTGTTAGTTCTTCACTATCATCAGATACTACTAATTCTACTATTTTAGTGTTTTTTAGCTTTTTATAGTTATTAGCATTAGCTATTTCACACTCTTCTATAGTATCGTACTGACATTCTCCAGTATCTCCCCACTTATATTTTCCGTTTTCACATTGTTTACAAGGCATAATATATAATAGATTTAATTAATATTCGTTTGATTTTTAAATTGTAGCCCTTCTTCTAATATTAGCTAGTTTATTTTGGTTATTTGTCATATCATCAGTAACAACATAAGCCTGTACAGGTTGTGCTTCTTGTCCTCCTCCTAAAGTAAACTGTCCACTTAGCATTTCAGGTGCAGGAGTTCCTGTATCTCCAGGTGCAGCAACATTACCACCACCTCCAGGCACATCTGTTTGTAGTATTCTCTTAACATTTGCTAGTCCATTAATAATAACGGCTGCTGCCATAGGGAATTTAGCTACACTAGGCAAAGTTTTGTCTGTGAACACTGCATTAGCACCCTCAAAAGTACTCATTATAGCACTCGCTACGGCAAGTTCTTTACTTTCTGATGCAAAATTACTCATAGCACCCATAATTGCTGAAAAATTGCTTATTTTAGCTTTTGCGACCTCCTCATCTAATTTTTTATCATTTTTACGTTTTTGGTCAAGACCTTTAAAGTAAGAATCATTTGCTTTAAACATTTTCATATTACTTTCTTCAGCTAATCTTGGCATTTCTGTTAAAATACCCATTCTTTCTTGGTCTAATCTCTTTAGTTCTTCTAATGCTGCTATTTCTTTTGCTTCTGCTTCTCTTTTTATACCATTTATCTTGTTATTTAATTCTATTTGCTTAGTAATACTTTCTTGTTTAATATTAAAAAGGTTTATTTCCGCTTGTGCTTCTTTATCTAAATCTTCTGCTTGAGTTTTACCACCTCTCATTATATTTAGTTCCCTTTGGATTCTTAAATCTTCTTCTGCATTAGCAACTCTTTTATCTAATAATTTATTTTCTATATCGAAAGCATCTTGTGCTGCCTTTAATCTTACCTCTTCATCTTTAGTTAAATCTTCTGCAATTAATTTTAATCTTTCTATTTCTGCTCTTTGTTTTGCAGTTTCTACATTTAAATCTCTTTGGCTATCTCTTAAATCTTGGTATGCTCGTTTTAAAGCAACTGTAGCATTAGTATCATTAACTATTTCTGTTCCTATATCTTTGAATGTTGCTTTTACATCTTCTAATGCACCTTTAGTATCTCCTTGAAATAATTTTACAATAGCGCCACCAAAAGTTGATATTCTATCTATAATCACATTAACTGCTGCACCTACTCCTGCAAAAACTCTCTCTAAAGCTTCAGCACCTTCTTTTGTTTTATTAAACCATGTAAATAATGAACCTACTGCAATAACTAAAGCACCAATACCTGTAGACATAATCGCACCCCTAACAGTAGAGAATGATTTTACTGCTGTTGTTGCCATAGTTTGAAAGCCTCTTTTTACATCATTAAGAGACACACCCATAACTTTAAATTCATTAGCTAATTCACTTGCCTTTTCTGTTACATCTCCTATGTTTGTTTTTACTTCTGCATTAATTATTTCTTTTGCCATAATTATATCGTTTGTGTTATTTTATTTTGCCATAATTTTACTTCAGCAGTCCATTGTATATATGTTTCTGCTAATCCTGATACGTGAACACTAAAAGATGTAGCCGTAACATCCTTTACAGTACCAGTTAGATTTAATCCACTATGCCCATGTGGCACTACTGCATGAACGTCTACATGATAAGTAGAAGCTAATCCATTACTAAATTCTACTCCTCCTGTAAGTTTAAAATAGCCGTATTCTCCTGCCGTACCAGCTCCTATACCTGTATTAACTCCAATAACATGAGCTTCAAAACCCATAATACAATTAGCTACTTTTTGTATATATGTAGTAGGTAAATATTGAGTTAATAAAGCAATTTCTGTATCATCTTCTGTATTTCCTGATTGTTGTATATAAGATACTTGTGCTAAACTTAAGGTAGTACCAAAACCACCACCACCCATAACCACTTCTCCCTGATTCCTAGCTTGTGCAAATGAACCCCCTATTATTGCAGAGTCATTTAACCCATTATCTACTAAATGGTTTTTACCTGAAATGAATACGTTAAGATTATTACCACTAGATGTATTATTTGTACCTAATATAGATGTATTTTCAGTTCCTATATTAGTTGTGTTAAGTTCTCCGTTTACTATATTATAAATATTATCTGATGTATTAGTTATTTTAGTATTATAATCAAAAGCAGTACAAGTTCCTGTAGCTTCATTATAAGTATATCCATAAGCCTCACAAGTTAGTTGATTAGGCTCTACATCATTTGTACCATCAGTAAATATTACGTTACCTATACTTGTAACATATTTTGGTTTTATTTTAAATCCTTTTTTGTATTCCATTATGGTATTAATATAAATTCTACAGTTGATAAATCTCTAGGTTTGTAATCAATTTTATTTACTCTATATAATCTGTTTTTTATCATTACTTTTTCATTAAACTGAAATGTATTAATATCAGCAGGACTTAGATTTACTTTAATTGTCATAACTCTAGTATCTGCATTATACAACTCATTATAGTAAGGCTGCCAATATATATTGAATAAATTATTTACAGGTATAAAAGGACTTCCTACAGGATTTATTAATTGTGATGATTCAAAATTTAAGTCGCTTGTATCTACAGTAGTAGGGCTTACTTCTGATAAATGAGTAAACTGTCCAAAATACGTTTGATTCTCACTAGATAACCCATTTTGTGCAGGTATATAATAAGAATTAGCCGATAGCTTTTTGCCATTATCAAATAATATTCTAGGTGCATTATCAAACCCTTCAAAAGCACTTTGAGTATCATTAGATGAAAATATTGCAGGTACTATAAAGTCAGGGAATCTATCAAATAATGGTTTTATAACTGTAGCAGCAAAAGGAGAAGCCGTTATTTCTTCTTCTCCAGTAAGTAATGTAAAGCCAAATAAAAGATGAGAATTGAATATTTTAGAACCATATAAAGAACCACCAGTACCATTTCTATACAAAGTGAAAGGATAATCTTCACTATCTTCTTCATATTTAAATATTGTTTTTTTCTTTAATTCTAAAGGTGTTAATTTTATTTCAGTAGCATCTACTCTATCTGTCCAATCATGTTTTATATTTCTATCTGCTAAACTTAGCCCTGCCGTATCTTCAAAAAATATCTTATTATACGGCTCTATGCGTATATTTCGTGTGTTGCTAGGGTCTGGCATAGAAACTAAGTTAAACATCGTAAAAAACGCTTTAACGTACTCCCACTGCCCTATCTCCCCTCGCTTTGAATTAAGCAAAGTAGAATCTATTACAGTTGTTAATCCTACAGTTACATCTACTGTACTAGGGAAAGGTGCTACTGTACTATTATATTGTTTAAAAGTTCCTGCCGTTGTACTTCTAAATTGAAGTTCAAATGTTTCGTTAGTATCTAAAGTAGTAAATATAACACCTGATTCTACTACGTAAACTGTAGTAGTATATGCAGTTGATGTTAAATTATATATATCTGTTATATTACCTCCACTATCTTTTTTTACTCCCCTAAAGGTTAAGGTGTCATTTGTTATACAAGTAAATCTAACACTATACTCTATTTTATAACCTGAATTATCTGATTGTCCTACAAACTTATAATTTACATCATCCCAGCCCATCTCATCTGAATATTCGTTATAAGATAAGTTTACATTTTTAAAAGTTGTAGCTGAAAGATAATCAGGTAGGGATTGTCCGAATCTATTATATACACCCTGTTTTGTTTCGCTAGGAACTTCACCTGTAAAGTTGAAATCCATATAAAGCTTAGTAAAATCTACATCTCCTGTGCTTAAGTTTAAGCCATCTAAAAAATCAGATGAATAAGTAAACCCAGCATCATTCATTATTTTTTTAAACAAATATCTACAGTTTATAAAAGGTCTAAAAGCATCTTCTAATCTATTTAATACAGGCTGCCCATCTACTGCATTAGTTCCTGAAGGTGCAGTTAAACTAATATTACCAGTCCAATCAACAAAAGGGTATTTTAGCACATCTGTATTGTTTGCACCTAAAGAAGCCTTGTAAGCAAATGAGTTTACAGGTAAAGAGTTAGTTAAAGGAAGCCCTGTTGTTTCCCAACTAGCCTTTATATTTGTTTTGTTATAATCGTGTTCTAGTTCATCTAAATCTAAATCAGATAATTTTTTATTTTCTAGTACATCTTTTAATGCTATAGTTTCTGAATATAGATTGACATTATAGCTTATTTCTCCTTCCTTATTTACTATATCTATAAGCCTTAAAAATCCTTCAAATAAAATATAGCCATCTTGTTTTAATATACACTTAGTTTGTACATAAGGATTAAATGTATTTTGTGCTAATACTCCATCTATTTGTGTAGAGTTCGTTATTTCAAATATTTGTGTAAATATTCTATTGTTTCTTTTTGTAGCAGGTAAATTAAAGTCCTTAGAGTAGCTTTGTGTTTTTTCTGCTGCATTTTTAAAGTTGTCAATAGATAAGCTTAATGGTATATCTTCATCTTGATATAAGTCGCATATTACTTGCCCATCTGCTAAGTCAGTAAATACTAAAGGCGGTGTAGCACCTGCACCCCTAATTGTTATTCTTCTTACTTCTATATAATCTGCACCACTATTTTGGTAATCTAATATTAATACTTCTGATGAGTTTACTGCCGTAAAGTCAAATGTTTTATATCCTGTAGTAGATGTTGATATAGCAGTAGCACCCCCACCTCCTAAGTTGTTACCATAACTATCATTACCTATAAATAAAAAACCACCTGTAGCAGCATTTACTATTCTAAATTTAAGTTGATAGGTTGCTCCTACTACTAAATTGTCTATTCTTTGATATACACCACTACTAGAATTTACACCTCCTGAAGCTGCTTTAAATCTAAGCTTAGGTGCTACAGTACCTATTTTAATAGGATAATCTACATCTGCATACGAAGTACCACCAAAAGACCTAAATTTTTTCCAATTAGTTATTGGTGCATCATTTGTTACTGCATCAAAAGCAGGGTTGCTAGTAGTAGAGCTATATCCTGTGTGGTTTTGTATAGTATTAAAGCCTACTCCATCTGCTACTAGATTAGTATTAATTACACTAGAGTTATATTGGTAAACTCCCTGATAATCCTGTGGGTATAATATTAGTTGTACACTCATTATGCAGATTGTATTCTTTTATTCTTAGTTTTTTCTAATTCAAATGTATATTGTATTAACTTATCATTTGCTTTAGTTTTTCTAGTATAGCTAGAAGTAGTAACAGTAACAGGCTCTACGTATTTATTTATCATACCACTTGTGTCTGTATCAGAGTAACCATTTAGTATATAAACTTCAGGGCTATTTATTAAGTCCTCAAACCATACTGCATCTGCATCTACTAAGTAATCAGTATTTATACTTATTCTTTCTTTACTATTTACTCTAAAGTTTTTCATGCCTCCTCTGAAGCCATCTATTTTATATGTGCTTTCATTCCAAGTACCATCTAATTGAGTATATGATGTTCTATTAGTTTGTAAAGACCTTACTGACTTTTTAGTAAATGTATAATAATCCCAAGTACCATGAGGATTTAACCAAGTTAGCCTAATACCCTCAAATCCTTTACAATCATCTGTTATTATGTTGATAGTATATAATTGACTTATAGCTATATTTTGGTCGTCAAAAGCTTGTATTGTATAATAAGATGTATTTGCTTTATGTGCATCCCAACTAGTACTCCATCCATCTAAGTTAGCAGGGAAAGCACCTAAGTAATTTATCCTTGTTCTTGCTAAATTATTTGCGTTTGTAAAAGCACCGTTAGTCCAATTAGCAAAATTTTGTATAGTAGCTAGTAGAGTATTAGAACTATCATATAGCTTTATATTAAAATAATTTACCCTATAGTTAGTAGCAGTATCATCTCCTACTTGAAATGAATAATCTCCTGTAGATAAAAAGTTAAAAAAAGGCAAAGTACCATAATCAGATAATCTTGCATATTGTGTAGTAGGTGCATTACTTAAAAATTTAGCATCAGTATCATTCATTACATAATTGAAGTCAGATAACTGATAACCATAATCTGCGCCTATTTGATTTAATACATCATCATACTGTAAATAGCCATTATAAAATAAGTATGGTTCTGATAATACTGAGTTAGTTGTATCTATAGTTACCACCCCTGTTAGTGTTGTTGAGTATTCTAATAAAAACTCTACTTGAAAATATCTAGCTACATTATCAGAAGTGGCAAACTTGTCTATTAAGTGTATAGGGTGTGGTGTGCTATCTGAATAACTAACTGTTTTATATGTACTAGTATTACCAAAATCAGTTCCTTTATTGTCAGGCTTTACAAAGCTTTCTAAAATAGGTTGCATTGAGAATATACCTACTCCTGCGTTATTTGGAGTTGTTTTTAATACGGCTACTCTATTTGATATATCATTTAAGTTTGTACTACTATCATTTACATATACATAAGCTACAAATTTTACGTTATAATTACTAGCTACTATATTATCATCTTTAACTGTAAATATTATATCCTGACCTACTGGTAAGGTTTTATATAGTGGTTTTTGTTGTATTGTTATTGCCATTATGCTTTTATTATATTTTCTATATCTTGTTTTACTGCTTTACCTACTTTATCATAAAAGCCTCTTAACTCAAGTTGTAAAGGCTTCTGAAAAAAACTTATCCCTTCTATACCTCTGGTGTATATTTTATTAGCTATTAGATACTGTAAACTTTTACGTGATATAAACCTACCCTGCTCATCTCTAGGTGCTATACCCCTACGAACTATCCACTTATCTAATAATCTCATAGGTGGTCTTTTATTCGTATATCTATAAGGGCTTTCTTTTCTTTGCCCTTCATAGTCTACATAGTATCTTTTTTCATTAGTACCTGATACTCCTTTGTCCATAAAAGTACCGTAGTCAGCCATCAAAAACTCTACAGATAAATTATCCTTTTCTTTTTTGATTCTAAATTTTATACTATTAAGTAAATCTCCTGATACTACTTTTTTCTTTCTCTTTAGTATTCCTTTAGCTTTATTGACTACACTTTTACCGAAACTATTTAAGTATCGTTCTAATGCTTCCATTATACACTAGCTACAAATATTTCTACGTCTAAATCTGCTGAAGGATTTACTTGTAAACTTCTTAAATCAGACATAGTACCAAAGCTAGGTGTAGTACCTTCTTCTGCTAACATTACATCATCTGCTGCACATAGTATATGTGATTGTCCTGCATTAAGTAGTACTTGGTAATTCGTAGCTGCACCTACTACTGCTAGTTCTAATGAGTTAGTTTGGTCTAAATTTGTTACTCTAATATACCTAACATCCTCTTTGTCTATTTGTACTGCTGAACCATAAGAGTTAGAATCAAAAGTTGCTAAGTGAGTAGTTTGTGCTGAAGTACAAGTTACTATTCTTTCATATACGTTATTTATACCAGTTGTTGTTACTGTATTAGTCGTGCCTCTTACTGCACCGTTTAATGTAACGCTTTCTGTTAATGTTGTTGTTAAATCTGCCATATTATTTATTATCTATTTGTTTTAATTTATTTATTGCCCAATTAATTCCACTGCTCCCTCCCCAAGCATCCCACATTAGACCTCCACACCCTTCTGAGTATGGTACATCTTTATGTTGTTGGTGTCTTTTAAAACTAGCCATTCTAGCTATAGTATCTCTGCTAATAGGTTTCTTATCTGCTAATTGTGCAGACCTTGTCCAGCCTACTCTAGTACCACAGTCGCTACCATTTTCTTCTTTCCACTTTCTAGCCCTTCTAGCGTTATTAGTTGCGCTTTGTGGATAGTCTGTATAGCTTTCTAGATTAATACTAATTTCTTCTAGCTTCTCTAATATATCTTCATAGTTCATAAGTTATCTTCGGTGGTATTAGTTGTATTGTTAATTTTCCTATTTTTATTTTAAACATTATTTACCTGCATATACTGTTTGTTGTGGTGCTATACAAGTGTTATAATCATTCTCAATTATTATTGGTAACGTAAACACCCACCCACTTACTGAGTTGTCAAACCTTTCTGTAAACGGCTCTATAGTAATATCTCCTTCTGTAAAATATGCAGGATTTTCTCCTTCACTAGCACCTGATAAATACAGGCTTTCTCCATTTTTTAATGTACCTATTAAATCATTACAAATACTTAAGCAATCTGATAATACTTCCTGTTCGTTGCTTTCATCAGGAAATACTAAGTCCATTACAAAGACCTGAAAGTTTAATGTCATTTGATTATTTTGTGCTACTGCATTAATTGGATTAATATGCATTAAAGGATATAGCGTATTTTTTTCTAAGTCTATTTCCCAAATATCTCCAGTTGTTACTGTCTTTATTTGATAGTGATTAGTACCTAATTGCTTTAAGGTATCTATTGTATTGTTATAATTTTTAAAGTGCGTCATCTACTAACTTTTTTTATTTCGTTTAAATCGACCTCATAAGTAAGCCAAGTTAAACATTCATATAAGCTTAATTTTGTTATCCTTTCTAAGTTTACTATTTCTCCATTTGTTAATCTATACATCACTCCGAACCATCCCCACTTTTTTGCGAACTTGTCGCTTGTAGTGATTGTATCATCTGATTCGCCCGTTCCGTTAAATACAACGGCAAAATCTTCGATAGTTCGTTCCCTAAAGTCCAAAAAAAAACCAATGAACTATGTACATCTTTAGCCTTCATTTTTTTAAACTTCTCAGCTCTCATTCTAACCTCACTGCCATTATAAGCAGTTATTGAGTAGTGTTTACCATTCTTCTCTACTATAGGTCTATAAAGAACTGCCATAATTTTTGATAAGTTTTTTTCTATTCCTGCCTGTATGTATGTTTCTATATCTGCATACTCTCCAAGTGTTATCTCAGATAAATCAGGATGAAAGCCATACTCTACATTATCTATTTCAATTATCCTTCTTAACTTACCTTTAGCATCCTTTTGCAATTCAGCTATTTTATTTAAGATATTAGATACATCATTTATACCTAGTTCTTTAATTAACTTCTTAGGTATATCAGATAACAAGCTTATTGTATCTAATGCCTCTTTTGACTTTGAATCACTATTCATAGTAATTAACTTAGCCCATTTTTCAAGTGTTACATCATTCCAACTATTTATAAGACTGTAAGATTTTTTCTTACCATCCTTTTCAATGTTTACTTGCATAATATATAATAGAATTATTTGTTATTTAGTTTAAAATTGTATATTTGTGCCGTTTTCTTAAAGTTTTTGTTTTTCAAAAAGGTGTAGCTTTGCAAGGCTGCACCTTTTTCTATTGTACATAATACCTTCCGTAATTACTATCTATTTCATAGTACATTCTCATAGCTAAAGCATCTGCATAATCAGGAGACCTACCTATAATATCTTTAATAGTATCTTTAGGTATTATTTGTAGTTTATTATCCTTATCAGCATCTTTAGTTCTTACCTGCTCTAGCTCTTCTATGATTTGATTCTTTACTGTTATATCATTACACTCTATACCTATCTGTGCTTTATTTACAAGGTCTGCTAGTTTGTAATAGCATTGTGTTTTTAAGTTCTGATAGTTTTCTCCTTTCAAAGGCTTAGAGTTATTTACAAATCCTCTGCAACGCATATAATCTTTTACACCACCACCAACGCCATCTTCATCAACAATTATGTTATTTAGTTTAACTGCATATTGTTGTTGTAACTTCTTAATTTGCTCGACAACGTCATTTATAGCCGATTTAAGCATACTTTGTATATATTTAATATGTAACCCTTCCCAAACTATAATAATCGTTTTATCGCTTCCAAAACGTGCTATATCGCAAGATATGTATTTTTCGCCCTCTTTTCCTGTTTGACTAAATAAATTAAGTATAGCATCATATTCTATTAAATTATCATTACTAGCATCATATTCCCAGTTACCATATAATAGTCTCTGTTTACTAAGTTCATCTAATGTTAATAATTGTGTCTTATAGTGTTTTGATATAAACTCATTATCATCTACTAAGCTTTGTATAAACTTTCTGTAAGGCTTTTGTACACCTTCTTTACTAGGCTTATAGTATTGAGTATATACCCAGTTCTTAGCAGGATTACAAGTCATAAGCAGCTTAGGTATTAAATCATACTCATCTAATTTATAACGCATCCTAGAAGCTACTATGTTCTTAGCCTTTTCAGTTATTTGGTTTGCTTCATCTATAAAAGCTGCCGTTATTTCTAATGAACCTAAGCTATCAAAGTTTCTATCTGATGGGTATAGGAAAAGGTCTTTAAGTATTATCTCGCTACCATTATAAAATGTAACTATATTACTAGAGCCATTAAAGTTATAATGTTTATTAGCTACTAATCCCCAAGCCTGGCATACTTCAAAAAATGTATTTAACGTAGTTTTTTTCAGGGCATCTAGTTTTGACCTGCCCATAAGATATCTAGTCTTTGGATATTTAACACATAATAATATAAGCCAACTACAGCCTACCCATGATTTACCACCTCCTGCTGCACCTCCGAATAATATCTCTGTAGTAGTTTTATCAAATAAGTATTCAATAGCTTGTCCTTGTGTTTCTGTAAATTCAGTATCAATATTCAACACCTTTTATATTTACATTTATCTTTATAGGCTCATCTCCTGATGTTAGGTCTAGTTCACTTCTTTCTATATATCCTCTTTTCTTTCCTTTAGTCTTTAAATAAAATATAGTAGCTGAAGTACTACCGTCTTTTATTTGTGTATGTAATTGGCTCTCTGCAAAATCTAAAGCAACATTTTCTATTTCTTTTACTGCCTGAGCAAACTCCTCATCTTCTTTAAGCCATTTGTAATAAGTGCTTCTAGGTGTATCTGTTTTTTTACAGGCTACAGTTACAACACCTAAACTATTTTCTAAAGCTTGTAACATAGCTTCTTTTTTTATATGTCTACTTTTGTTCATAATTTTTTATATTTTTCTTCTAATATTACAGGTGTAGCATTATTCCAAGTTATTCTATGATGTAACCTCATATGCTTATCACCCATTAATGCAACTTTTACTGCTGAAGGTGTGTACATAACTGAATAAAAAGATTTAACATAAGTTCCTTTTGATAAATATATTTCTGTTAATCCACCTTCATTTGATTGTGTTACTTTTTGAGTTAGTGATAATATAGGTAAAGTAAAAAATAAATCTCCTTTTGTAGCATTTTGTACATAAGTATTTACATCTTCATTTATTCTACCTACAAAGTTAAAAGGTCTATCAGTTGAGCATAAAAAACTATTCATACATTTTCTTCTAAGTTTTGGGTTTTTAGCATAAGAATTTTCTGAACCACCTATAAAATCTCCACCCTGTGACATAGCAATAGTTTTAGCAGGAATACTTTTGTAAAAGTTTAACATTAATTCTAATACTTTATCTAAATTTCTTATTTGCTCAGGTTTATTCATATAATATAAACGATAATGAAAAGCAATATAGTCATCATCTAATACTAAAAAATATTTAATACCTATCTTTTTAGCTAAATCAAAACAAGCATTTCTTGCATAAACAACCACCCTTTCATCATTAAAATTATCTCCTATATCAAATTTGTCTTTATAATTTTTTTTACTAAATACAATAACTTTATCTTTATATAAGTTTTGATATGTTTCTAGTTCTTTATCATCATCTGAACATATAAAATATACTTTACCTGTATATCCTCGTTTTTTTAAAGTTTCATAGGTTATAACTCTGTCAGACCTTCCGTAAGTTAGTATAAATATTGCAAAATCTTTATTTTTCATAATCTGTTATATATGATTGTTCTATTTCCTTACTTAGTTTAACATAACCATTCTCAATAGCTTTATTAAAATCAATTATAACTAAAGCACTATCTTCCATTAACTCTTGAATTACTTTATTCGAATGAGCATAAAAATCTGCAATACTTTGATAGTTAAATACTGTATGCCTATATGCAGCTTTAATTAAAAATTCTTTTTCTTCTTTTTTTATATTACAAAGCTCTATCTTTTTTATTAACTCTTTTACTTTATCTTCATTGTATAGTTCTTTTTCTTTTGGCTTTTTATTTTTTGGTTCATAAGTAGGTGCTTCAATATTCTTTGTATATAATTCTTCTTCCTCTTTTACATCATCTTCATTCTGCCATACATCTAATCCCCATTCTGCTAGTTTAGTACTATCCCATTCATTAGCTAATATATCCCATTCCCACTCTCCAAATCCTACATTATCTTTTATTATAAATTCCTGCTTTTGTTCTTTTGTTAATCCTTCTGCTATTTTTATATATACTTCTTTTAGACCTGCTTCTATACAGGCTTTGTATCTCATATTACCACCCAGTATAGTCATATCTTCATCTACTACTATTGGTCTAAGCTCTAGCATTTCAGGAAAATCCTTTATAGATTTAACAAGCTTTTTAAACTTATCATCTTTTATAATTCTTGGATTATCTTTGTTGGGTTTTAACTTATTGATTTCTAGTTTCATAGTATATAATAGAATAAATTAATAATTAGTTTAAAAACTTTTCTTTAGTATCTTTCCATAAATTATCCTTCCTTTTACTTAGTGATGGTTCTGTTCTTCTTATACTTGGAAAGCCACCAAACTCTTTAGCTATCTCCTGCATATATTCTCCACATTCACATTGTGCCTCACGAGTTCTAACTTTACCACCCACTACTTCTAAAGTAGCTTTAGCTAAGTCCTTAGTATTACCACATTCATTACATTGATATTTTAACATAGTATTTAGTTTAAAAATAAAGGAGAGCAAAAAACATTTAATATATTATTAGTGGCAATATGCCTACTCTCCCTTATTTAGTTTTAAATCATCTAACTCAAACTCCAAATGTGCAATAGCTTTCTTTATACATTCTTCAGGTCTATTATGCTTAAAATTTGCCCTCAAAAGATAAGTTACTGCGTTTCCCACATTGTAAGAAAGTTCCCAATCAGATACAACTTTCCTAGCCTCGTATTTATAATTCTTTCCTATATAATAGTCAGGTATTCTTTTATCCATATTTTTCTTTTATTTGTTTAATTCCTTGAAAACAGTTGTTTAGACAAGTACCACAATTACTTGTAGGTTTGTATCTTGTACCATATATTGTATTGTATAGTTCGACCATTTTCTTTTTTACTGTAACATTCTTTGCCACTCCTGTCTTTATATCATCCCAAATCAAAAGACATTCTTCTATCAGTTCTTCAGGTATATCATCAGGTCTTTCTACTTCTGTTGTTTTACTCCAATACTTTTGTGGACATTCCATTACTCCTATCCTAGCTTTTACTTTCATAAAACATAAGCAGACCTTACAAGTACCTGTAGGCTTAAAATAATATACACACTCTCTACATAATGCTATACGTTCTTCATACACCTCATTCTTTACAAAAAAATTACTCATCTAAAACTTCTTTAAGATATTCTCTTACTTTGTCTATAGTTGTAAATAAGCTATTTCTACTTATGCCTGTTTTCTTTGCTAGTCCTGTTAAAGTGTTACCCTCGTAATAATATAATCGGAAAACTGAAGCATCATACCAATAAACATTTTCTAATGCTTTGTCTATTTTTTCAAGCTTTTGCCATTGTTTATACTCTTCAGGATTAGGTATGTTGTAAAGATTTTTTTCATTATTACTTTCTGTTATATCGTAGGTTATATTACTAGCCTGTAAATCTAAATTAGTATAATATTTTTTATACTTATAATAGTAAGGGCTTCTAGGGCTTGTGTAGCTATATCTTAATACTACTGCGCCATATCTTATTAATCCTTTTTTTCCATCTTTAGTATATATTTTTTCTAATGTTGCAGGATTCATTTGCATAAAATATAACATTAATTCCTGTACGGCTTCTTCGATTTCATTTATATCTTGCGAGTAGGTGTAAGACATTTCTATAAATGTTTCTCTACAATCTGCTACTGCCTGATATATTTTATTCATTATTATTTTTTATATCTCTTAAATCTCTAACAACCATTTCTAATGCATTGTCTAATAATAGTTTGTATGCTCTTATAGCTTCTAAATTTCTTTTAGTTTGTATACCTGCAAAATATCCATTTACCATTACTGAAGTATGTGAAGGTATAAGTGTTAGCCAATCATCCCAATTACCTGCATCTACATCTTTACCATAACTATTATGGTATTCTATTATAACTTGTAAAACTTCTTTAAAATTATTGTATTTACTTTCTGAAGAAATTTCTTTGACAAAAGATAACATTAAGTTTAAATAATCATTAACAACTATTTGATGTGTAGTATTGGCAAATATTGGTTTTGTCATGCCTCAAAAATAAAAAATAAATTACTCTATATTCTTTTCCTTTTTTATTTTATTAACAAGGTCTTTGTAATAACTTATCATTTCTACATAATCTACTCTAGTCATCTTAACATTTAACTTTGCTAAAAATTCTAAATCCTCAGCAGTACCTTTACCATACTTAGCATCTAAATACATACCAAACTTATACTGCTCACCTTGAGAATACATATTGCATTTGACGCACTGTACTTGACAATTTTGTTCATTCCATCTTGTATTATGATGCCTACGTGATTGAAAATGTCCGTTTTGAAGTTTCTTATAGTGGTCTACTTTACCACAAGTGAAGCACTGAGCTGCACCAGTATCAGTAGCTTCTCTTAATCTAATATATTTAGAGAACCAACTATCTAATTCTTTCTTAAGTTTGCTTACAGGTTTTTTTATCCCCATATTACTTTTTGCTCATATTGTGGTTTCGGTTTAAAATAAAGGTATTTGGCTACAGTTGTTTTTTTACCAAATTTATTCTTAAAGTGTAAGTCGTCTCTATGTATATTATATCCTTCTTTTTTTAAATTAAATATAATACTAGCTAGTCTAGTAGCACCATATTCTTTTATAGCTTCCCAACTAGTTATATGTCCATAGTTTTTTAAATGCCATTTAATAGCATCCTTTTGAGTTTTAATTTGGTCTTGTGTTATTTGTATAGTTTTCATTTTAATAGTTTTTTAGGTTCTTGATAAAATGGTACTTCTTCAGGTTTTTTATTTAGTGTATGTACCTGATAGTAAGCATCATTTACTGTCTTCTTATGCGCAATTATCCATCTATAAAAAGTTCTTATATTTAGGAATGGTTCAAAGTCGCAAAACCTTACTCCTATATGAAAAGCATCTTGTATCTGATTAAAATACAATCGTTTAAATCTGTTTTCAGTTTGTAAATCTTGTGCTAGTATTTTTGCTAGTGAAGCCATAGATTTAGCATCTGCTCTATGTCCTAACTCTACTGATGTCTTAGCAATTAGGTCTAATGTCTTTTCTGTAAGTTCTTTGTTGTTTTCTTCTTGTAATGTTTTCATTTCTTAAATTTATATTTACTCATATCATTATTTATTATAGTTCTATGTTTATATACATAGTCTCCTTTAGGCTCTTTAAATCTTTTACCTATTTCTAATTTACCACTATACTTAAAATAATTATTCAAATCTATAGTATTTTTTTTATATAACTTTTCTAAGTATATCATCTGTTTGTATTCATCTATCATAATAAATCCTTTGCTTTTTGCCATTCAGAAATTTGTGAATCTAATTTAGAAGTTCCTTTTTTATTATTATTTTTTTCACGCAACTCCCAAGTCCTTATTGCAGCTTTCCAATCTTTCATTTTGTTTTTACCAACCATCCAGCCTTTACTTTCATAAAAATTAAAAAATGAATTAACATCTATATTATTATTACGTTCAATACAATAAAATTCAATTTCTTCAATTTTTGGCTTATTAAAGTATTTATTATTTATTCTTATTACTTTATTCTTATTAATAGTTGTTGATTTACTTAAGGACAAGTTGTTAAGAAACTTCACAACTAGTTGTTCATTTATTTTAAAATGTTGTTTAGCTGGAACGCCTATTCGCTTAGTTTCTATTATATTAAATTCTTTAAGTTTTTTAATAGCTTTTCTTTGTTGATACGGTGTAAGAGTTGTATCCTTTTCTATATTAGCTTCAGTATTAAAAAACCATCCATCTGTCATTCCATTATTTTCAAAGTATTCTTCTTTACTAATAAGGTCTGCTAATAAAACAGTTTCTTTTAAACCTATGCTTCTAATAAGTGCTTTGTTTACAATTAAAAATGCAGTACTACTTAATAATTCTCTCATAGTGTTATTATATCTTCTGTATAGTCATATTCTTTTAATGCTTCTTTTATAATTTTAGAATTATAATCCATTTGTAAATATGTCGTAGGTAATATATATTCTGCCTTGCCACTTTTTATTTTAAGTTTTACTTGTTTATTTTTTGTAGCAATCTTTATACCTGCATCTATTAAACATTTACAAAGGTCATCTCTATTATCAAAAACAAATTTAATATTTTCAGATTTATCAAAAGCTGCATATACTTTATTAAAAGCATCTCTATATTTTTTTAAAGCTGAATAATTATGTTTGTGCATTTTATAATAATATAATACAGAAGTCCTATCTTTTTTTATTACATCTGCAATAATATCAGGATGTATTCCTATATTATTTATTCCAATAAAACTAGCTATCATTCTTGAATAAACTAATTCTTGTTTTCTTTTTTCTGATTTTAAATCATCTTTTTGCAACCCTACTATCTCTGTAGTAAGGTCGCAAATGTTTTCAAATTTTTCTTTATCTGTCATAATTAAAATGGTAAATCATCATTAGTATCTTCAATCATTTCTTCTACTATATTTCCATTAGCAGTTTCACAAGTCCAACCAGTTATATTATGATACCATCTTCCATTATATTCTCTAGAAGAAAGGTTAATACTACAACTTAAATTATCTCCTATATTTTTACCTTGTAATTTTTTAATATTATCATTAGTATATGTTATAACTAATTCTTTATTATACTCAGTATATTGTTCTACTAATATAGATTGTTTTTTCCATTCTTTACCTGCTTTAGATATTCCTGTTTCTATATCAAATATTTTAACTAATTTACATTCTATTCTCATTGTTTTATTATTTATTAATTATTACTTTTTTTAAAATCTTCACTTTCATCTTCTGCTTTAAACCCAAGTTTATACATACCAGTTATCTCAAGAGTAGCCCTAGCCATTGCTCTTTTTTGTGCCATCTCTAAAACATACCAACTGTTAGTATTACCATCTTTAAAGGTTTCTCCTTTATACGCAGAGGCTAAAGTTTCTATTGTTTTTTCTCCTTTAATAGCTATTGCTTTTACTCCTGCATATCTTGGTTCTAATTTTAGAACATCATAACGTATAAATATATTTTCTATATCAATTATTTTTTCTATTCCACTTCTAGTAATTATTATATAGTGTTGATGTCTAAATACATCACTACGTTCTAAATTATATTTGTTATATATTTTTTTAATAAGTTCTGTTTTCATATTTGTTTTATGTGTTTAATTAAAGTTTCTTTCATGTATTCAATATCTAGCCATTCTAGTATTTCAAAAGTAGATAAAGTTATTGTAAATTCGTTTCCATTTTCATCAGTTCCTACTAGTGTAGTTTCATTATCTTTTGAATGATGGGTATGTATATTGTGTAAGTTTTTGTATATCATATTCTTATTATTAATGGTTTATTATTATTTTCTTTATATAGTTTTTTATAATACTCAAGTTTTGTTTTAACTTCCTTATTTCTTTGTTCAGGATTAGAATAAAAATCATAATAATATGAATTTTTTTCCTCTACTTTAAAATCATAAGCTTCATCTAAACAATAACCTGTGTCTTTTATATATTTATTTTTGGCTTCTTTAACCTGTTCTTTTGTACCAAATATTCTTATACTAGGTGTATAAGTTTCTAAATCTGTATAATACTTACTAGTTTTAATGTCATATTTTGTATTATTAATAAACACAGGGTGGTCTGCATAAAAGTAAAAATCTTTAGCTATTAAATCCATTGCATTATAATTTTAGTTAATAATAAAACAATAGCTACTATTAAACAACCAAAACCTAATATTTCTAGCCAAGTTTCTTTTTTAGATTCTATTGGTGTAATTGTATAATCTAGTTGTCTTTTATGTTTAAAGAAGTTTAAAAGCTCATTATAGTTTAATATAAGTTCGTCTCTTGTTTCTCTATTGATTACTCTATATTGTGTTTTCATTGTTTTTATTT